CATAAAAGTAAAAAATACTTAAAATATTTAAGTCTGTTTCTGGGACAGAAATCGGACTCTAAACAAAAATACGGTGAGGCGTTCTCGTTGGAGAAGTCTGTGAAACGTGAAACACACAAATCTTTAGTTTGTGTGTAGTTCATTAGAACACATTCTGAATCAGTCCAAACTTCAGGATAATTTGATGTCTCTGAATTATATTTAATTAATTCTTTATAATTCATTTTTTGAAAATTTAATTTTTGAAACACTTTTACTAATTCATCAAAAAATGTAGAATTATTTTCTTCACTATTTTTCTTTAAATAATTATGTAATAATTTTGTTTTCTCATAATCCATTGATGATGGAGTAAAAGGATTTTTAAATTTTAAATTAATATTAGATTTGAATATTTCTATATCTTTATCTATATTGGGAATATTTCTAAAAATATCACGACACAAAAAAGCAAAATATTGAAAATCAATTACAAAATTTCCAAAATCTAAATCTGAATACCAAACATCTGATGTATCACAAACACCAAATATAGCATTATTTTTTGGTATAAGTCTAAATTTTTGATATTCTTTATGAAGATATGTTCCTTGAACTTTTGCTATTAATGATTTTGATCTTTTTGGTAAATTTAAACTATAATCAATTAATAAATTATAAAAATTTGAATTATGAACTGAATATCTATCTCTTTCATTAGGGTTATCAATATAAATTTTCTTTTGAGACAAATTATCTACAACTCTATTTATTTCTGTATCATAAAAATTAAAATCTGAATAATCTGTTTCTAATAAATGTAATAATTCATCTTCATTAATTATTTTTGTCCCAAATAATAATTTTTTCCCTTCTAATAAAAATGTGTTAAATTTTTTCATATTTCATATTTTATATTTCTGGATTTTTTCCTGGTTCTTGTGAATCTGGTTTTCCACTGTCAATAAAACATTTTTCAATTTGTTTGCTTTTAGTTTCATTATATTTATGAATGCCAAGTAAAGTTAAATGATGTGTTAATAATAATCCAAATATAATTATACTTTCATTTGAAACAACAGGGTCAGTCATTGTAAACATTCTATATATTTCTATACCAATAAAAATTAATGTATATAAAATAATTAATAAAATTATAATATATGATCCTATTCTTGTTGAACTTTCTTTTCCATTAGGGGCATAAATTGATTTTTTTACTATATTTAAACAACTTTTAAATAAATTATTTTTTTTCTCTTTTTTCATATTTTTTTTCATATTTTTTTCATATTTTTTTCTAAATCCTCATTTTCATCTAATATATCATAGATATAATAAAAAAATGAAAATAACTCTTCTATATTTTTATCTAAATTGTTATCTAAATTGTTATTAAATTCATAATTTATCTGATGATTATGTAAATTAATTAATATATAACCAGATGAAATTTCATTAGTTAATTTATAAGTTAAATTACCATATAATTTTAATTCATCTACATAATTTTTTCTTGAATTTAATTCAAATTTAAATAAATCATCTTCAAATACTTGATTTTTATCTGAACCATCTAAATAATATTTATCTTCATCAGTTAAAGAAGTGATTCCCTTATCTGAAATTTTATCCAATATTCTATCAATATTAGAATTGTTCTCAAAAATTTTAAATTTTATTATCATATATAATTTATATATTAAATTAATTTTTTAATATATAAATTATATATGAAATCCTTTGAAAATTTTACTAAAGAAAAACAATTTGATGAAAAACAATTTGATGAAATACAAAAATTATTAAATATAACAGATGATGAATCTATTTATAATGAAATCAAATCATTAAAAAACGAAAAAAATCAAGTGGAGCATGGTCATCTGCTTATAAAAATAAATGGTTAAATGATATTTGTTCTCACATGAATAAAATAGAATTATCTTTTAATTATAAAATAGAATTTGATATTTGTAAAATAGAAGCATTAAAATATAATGTTAGAACTGAATTTTTTAAAAAATCAAGAAATATTTGGTCAATAGCTTATAAAAATAAATGGTTAAATGAAATTTGTTCTCACATGATTGAATTAAAAAAACCAAATGGTTACTGGACCAAAGAAAAATGTCAAGAAAAAGCATTAAAATATAAAACTAAAAAAGATTTTAAAAAAGAATATAATGGTGCTTATGATTCAGCATCAAAAAATAAATGGTTAAATGAAATTTGTATTCATATGAAAAATAGTAGAATTAAATGGACAAAAGAAAAATGTCAAGAAGAAGCATTAAAATATAAAATTAAAAAAGATTTTATAAAAAACTGTAGAGCTACATATGATGCAGTATCAAGAAATAAATGGTTAAATGAAATTTGTTCACATATGTTATAAAGAATAGCTTTGAGTTTTTAAATTATGTTGTTGTTTATTATTATTTTTTGCAGAATATATAAATCTTTTATCATATACTACATTAATTTCAAATGATTCCATCGCTTCAAAAACATCGAGCAAACATTCTCGATATGCCCCGCCCACTAATGTAACTTTTTTACCTTTTAATTTTTTAAATAAATTAGCCAAATTTTCCGTAATATAAAACCATTTGTGTTTATTCTTAACCCTAATTACATATGAATTTATATCATCAAATTCAAACATGTCACCTTCTTTTGCATTTGGATATTTTGCATCTAATTCTTTTACTGTTTCTTCTAAATTATCTGAAAATTTAGTACCAAATTTTTTAATTATTGCTTCTTTCTGATTTGGGAATATATATGATGGATCATCAGCTTTATTACTATCCCAAATTTGATATACAGAATTAAAATTATTACAAAAATTAATTAAATTTTCTAACATACCTAATGGAATAAATTTCTCAAATTCTTTTTGAAAATCAACAATAACTAAAATATTCTGATTATTTTTATTTTCATTTTCATTAATAAATTTTATATAGTTTTTCATAATGTAATAATTAGTATCCAATTTTATTTTTTTTATGAAGTGGTAATTCATCAAATTTCTCATCATTAAGATATACTGTATTTGTTGGAAATATTAATAAATTTTTATCTAAATTTTTATAAAAATAATGAAATAATGAAATAATTTCTAATTTTGAATATGCTTCAAAATCAATATTATAAAAATAAACATATTCATATTTATATTCTTTTTCTTTTCCTTTTTCATCTAAATCAAAAGCAGATACATTTTTTAATTCATTATATTTTTCAATTTCACATAAATAACTTTCAACATTTTTATCTAATTCTTCATTTACTAATTTTTTTAATTGTGTGATTTTTAAATTAGAAAATATCATTCCACTAAGATTAAATTCTTCATCTGGAGTTGAATATTTAAACCCTATTGTTTTATTACTTCCTTTATATATTTCATTTACAAATGCTTTAAAATTCTTTTTCATATTTTCATCATTATTTTCATTTATATATATTAAATTAAATTTATAAAAAAAAAGAGATTAAAATATTTTAATCTCTTTCCATGTTGAGCAAAGTCTCTGATTTGAACAGAATCTTCTATCTGGTGGATAGACGCTTTACATAAGCTAAACTTGCATTGTATTTATATATTAAAAAAATTCATATTAGTTTATATATTTTTTTTATTTAAAATTCAAATTGAGATTCTCCCCCTTGTGCCTCACCTTCTTGTGCTCCACCACCTTCTTCTTGAGTCCCTTGTGCTCCAAAATCTTGAGCCCCTTGTGCTCCACCAAAATCTTCTTCAGAACCACCAGAACCACCAGAACCACCAGAACCACCAGAACCACCAGAACCACCAGGTTCTCCGCCTCCACCACCTTCACCACCAGGAGTTTGTCCACCAGCAATCATTTTATATTTATTATTTTCTGCAATATCTTCATCAGTTAATTTCATAATATTTCTAACTAACCATTCAATATGTAACCAAGAATTACCCTCAGCATCTTGTAAATTAGATGATAATGTAGAAACTATTTCAGCTCTTTTACTTAAATTATTAAGATATTTCCATTCTTCAAATAGTTCATTTGAATTGAATTCTAATTTTAAATTTGAATGAAATAAATTATCATCTTTTAATTCTGGAAAATCCATTATCATTTGAATTTTCATAGGTTTCATTAATATTTCTTTATATATTGTTCTTAATCTCTTAATATAATTTCCAAATTTTATTTCATCTCTTGTAATTTCTGATGAATCATTAAATATATTTCCACCACCAGATTCTTCATCAAATCTTGAAAATGGTAATTTAGATGCTCTTTTTAAAATTTTAAAAAACCATTGTAACATAGTATCTTCATTAAGATCTGTTCCTTGTGCAGCCATTATTTCAATATCTGGTGTACCTAAATCTGAATTTGGAAACCAAAAATCTTTTGAATGTGGAATATCTTTTGAACCATTTATACTTACTGTACCCATTGTGTCATCCCATTGAACATCTTCATGATAATCTGCCATTAATTCATAAATTTGAGATTCTGCTTGTTGTCTTGTTAATCCATTTGTAGGTATAATAAATTTTTTATAAATTGCTGCTTGATTAATATTATATAACAATCTTGTTTGTTCTAACATTTTAAGTTGATTATAAGGTCTAATTAAATTTTCAACATAAGATGTTTCTGCAAAATCATTATTATTTGAATATGATATATAAATTACTTGAGCATCTAATAAAACTCTTCTTAATTGTGGATTATCAGGATGTTGTACCCACACAATAGTTGCCGTTCCTGGATCTGTAGCAACAACAATTGTCATTGGGTCAATTGGTGATAATTCTATAATATTTTTTTGTTTATTATCATAAACAATTTCATATGCGATAAAACCATCAATTAAAAAATTTTTAAAATAATTCCAAGCTGTTAATCCATCATTAAATCCAAAATTTCTATAAATTTTATCAAAATTTTCTTGATATTTTTGCTTAATTGTGTTATCAAATTCATCTGGTAAATCTTTCATTTTACAAAAATAATTATCTTCATTATAAATAATTGTTTCATCTGAAATTTGTGTAACAAAATCTTTTACTTCATCTTTAATTGCATATTGTCTTAAAATTTTTCGTTTATCTTCATAAGCTCGATCTAAATATGCAATTGATTTACGATTTAATATCTTTGCAATTGTTTTCTTTGTAAATATATCATACATATTAGTACTATTAGCTTCTCCTTGTGGATCTTCATGAATACCA